GTTTCCCAGTCACGATCGGGTCCGATCGATCCATTCCAGAACACGGTAAAGAGAGGGACGACAGTCCGGATATTCCAGCCACTCGTCGAGGTCGTAAGGACTCCGGAGGAGTTGTAGTAGATGTAATGCAAGCCGACGATATCGGGGATAGAGATCCCCTCCGGCAAGGTCTTAACGGTTGGCACTCCATCGATCAGGAAAGAGATCGGAGGCAGGATCGTTATCGCCCTGGAAACGTCAGACCAGCTATAGCCTGGTTCACTGACTAGGCCGGTCGTCACTATATGCGTCTCCTGGTTCCGCTGCTGATTGACGGCCAGGAGCTCGCCCTTTGTCACGTTGTAGACGTCGTAAGGTTCATTGACTGGTGGAAGAAATCCCCAGGACTCAGTATCGCCAGCCTGGGAGACGGTGAAAGGGTTTGCCAGGTTGGCACTATCTGCCATGTTTCGGAGAGTTCCGGTCAGGAGCGTAGTCGTTCCAGTTTGATAGACTGCGATCGAGTCCGTCAGGGCCGGCTGTGCGTTGATAAACTTAACATGGAAGATCATAAGCTTAAGCCTTTCCGTCGGATCTCAGGCCCAGGGACGCGAGGAAGGTCTGGTAAGACAGTGCCGCGTCTGAATTCGAGCCCTCTCCAGTCTCCGCCTTGTGCGCCAGGTGAACCATGTGGGCGATCGCGGCGTCGAGATATTCGGTGCTGAGAGGAAAGTCCTCGGTTGTTGCATCTGCTATTGAAGCTGGGAAAACAGATAGGATCGCCTCAACATTGCCAGGCGTTCCAGGTTGCGGGGGTGAAACATAGAACGTGCGGGGGTCTTGTTCAGGATCATACATAAATTCTTCGACGGTAACAACGGCGTTACTTTGGCGCCAGGTCGGATTGTAGCTATCGATCTCCTCCCTGGAGATCCTCGAGACGGTAGATCCGCCGACATTGCATACCAGGTCGATAAGACGGGCCGCGTCAGTAGGAATGCTCTGCTTAACTCCAGCCACCAGGGCAAACTCCCGAGTTTCGGCGCCTGCAACGGGCACAAGAGTAATGATCGCACGGATAGCCTTATTCAGGTACCTGGTTAACAGGGTGTCTGTATACCTGGTACCGTCGTCGTGCATTTCGTCGCGAACATCATCGAACAGAACATTAGCCAGCATAACGCGGCCCTCCTATCAGTCAGGTTTCAATTACTCAAAGCGAATGAACTGGTGCGGGAAACGAGGGACTTGCTTCTCGATCGTCGAGGGCTCGCCTTCCTTCCGGTTCTTGCGCGGCACATAGCGAGTTTCAACAGCCAGGCGCAGCACTTCATAGTGACCGATCGGGATCGAAACCTCATGGCCTCGCTTGATCCGGATCGCTTTACCGTTGTGAGTCAGACGTACCTCGCTGGTGCGCTCGTCCTCCTCCTCGATCTCAGGGAAAATAAGGACGGCTCGAGTCGGCCCCTGATCTTCTTCCTCCTCCTCCTCCTCGGTTTCATCGTCCGGAGGGTTGGTGGTGGTCTGATCGCCTGCCGGAGGTTGATCGCCTGCCGGAGGATTGGTGCCCTGCTCTGCTACCAGCTGGGCCTCTTTGGTCAGGATCGCGGTAATAACTGCGTCCTTGCCGTTCTCTGCTACCAGGAGGACAAGCCCGAGCTCTGCGGCCAGCTTCTCCAGGTTCGCGTCGGTCATCTTCTTAAGATTTGCTTCTTTGTGAATTTTCAGTGCCATAACGGGGGCTCCTATTTGCAAGGGGATTAAGAAAGCCCAGGGCTCCGGAGAGCCCCAGGCGATCGATCAGGCGTTAAGCCTTAAGGGTTGAGTTTACAGGTTGCTTCCAAACGAGCCATGAACAGGTCGTTAAGAATGACGCAAGTCTGCATCGACTTCCAGCCGGCGATACCCTTCTGACCGAGAGGGTCGGACTTACTCGGAGTCGGGTTAATGACGGTAGGAGTGATCGAGCTCTTACCTTTCAACGGCACGATACCGTAGGCGTCCATTGCAATGTAAATGAACGGGTAAACGTCAGCTGCTACGGCTGCATTGGTGGTTGCCAGCATGGTAGCTGCAATGCCGCCAGCGTCGGCCCAAGGTGCGAAGATAGTCGAGTAAACGTAGCGAACGTCCTCACACTTGCCGATCTCGGAGTCGTAGGCGCCCATATGAGAGCCGTAGTCCTCAACAGCGGTAAAGCCCGACAGGTTCCGGATATCGCCCTCTGCGTCTGGGTGTACCAGGCAGATAAAGGAAGGCGCGACGTTCGCGGTACCGTAACTCGGAGTCGAACGAATGATCTTAGTGATCTTCCGTGCGTTCTGCCGCTTGAGCTGGCGAGTGATCTGGCGCTGATCGCCAAGAGTGATCGCGTTAACGACGGCTGCGCGGTTGGCAACACCAGAAGCAAAGAACACGGTGGTACCTGCTTTGATGATACCGAAACGCATAGTCTCGATCATCTGCGCGGCCTGCTCGCCCAACAGATCGACAGTTTCCTGGAGTACAGGATCTTCGTGCGTATCCAGAATGACGTCGGTCAACTCGACGATATCGCCGTACTGAACCAGGGTAGCGGTAACGTCGGTCTTGGTGAGCGACTTACCAGTTGGTGCAACGCCCTCGGTCAGGGCATTAGGAGTCGGATCGAGAGCCTCGTACCGACGGAAAACAGCTTGCTTGGTGCTGTTGGTTGGCATGACATAAGCCTGGCCGAATTTTTCCAGTACCAGGTGCGGCAGTGCGCGTTTTTGCAAACGCTTTACAGCGTGGACGGCTGTCCGAACGCTAATATCACCATAACTGACCATTTTTTATCTCCTCAATCGTGGGCCCTACTATTCGACCGTATCATCATCGATCGCGTCGTAGAGCGAGTCAAAGTCATCTGTTCCCTTCCGCCTTTGCGGGGGAATGTGCGCCCGGCCTCCTCGAGTGACTGCGACTTCTTCGAGATCGTCGTCGTCATCTTTACGGCGCCGGCCGCGTCCTCCTCGGTCTTGCGTGTCAATCTCCTCGTCGGCCTGGCGTCTCCCCGACGTAATGCCTCGGGCATTCTTGTAGTCGGTAATGAGCTCGACACATTCGGCAGCGGTGCCCTTTGTGAGCACCCGTCGCATGTTGTCTCGAGCATAGGCTGGAGCTTCATCGATAAAGATCTGCATGTCCTCGCTTTTCGCCACTTCCAGAAAATCGCTGTGCTCAGAGCGGATAGCATCGAAGTGCAAGTCCTTGGCTGTCTTTTGTGCTGTCTCGACAACCGGCTGGATCTGATCCTCGACCTTTTTAACTCTGGTATCCATGTAGCGCTGAACCTCGGGATATTCGGCCTCAAACTCGACGAGCTCCTCGTCGGTCATATCTTCATGACCATCTGGGAGATCTGCTCCGCCTGCTGCCTGATCCGCTCCGTTGCCGCTGGTGTCCACTGCTGGGGCCGCTGCTCCGGTTTGGAATTTCTCCGCGAGTTCCTGCTCTTGCTGGGCCAGTCGTTGCTCTCGAGCTCTCAATCGTCCTTCCCATGAGCTCTTGCGCTGCTTCTCTTTCTCGTCGAGTACTTCCTCCTCCTCGCCGGTATCGCTTGCGCCTGGTGCTGCGCCTGCGGCCGGTTGACCCTTGTCGAGATCCTGATCGTCGTCTCCTTCGCCCAGGTCAAAGGATAATGCTGCATCCTCGCCGTCGAAGTTGTCGTCGTCCACCTCGTCGTAGATCGCGTCGAAGTCGTCCTCTACTGCTGCTCCTGCTTTGCCTTGCTCGTCTTTCAATGCCATTGTTGGCCTCCGTTGTGGGCCGCTGCTGCGGTATCCACCTTGCTAGTGCGGTATCCTGGATAAGGGCCGCTGTTATGGTATGCCTCTCTGCTAGTCGTCGATCGTGTCGGGTAAAGGCCGCGTCCGAGCTTTGCCCTCTGGGATCGGTACAACTTGCAGATCGGCGACAATCTCTTGTAGAAACTGCCCGGCCTTCTGGTGCGCCGGCAACTCGATCGGATCGATGGAGAGAAAATCATCCTTGATCTTTTCGAGCTTCGCATCGAGCAACTTCGTGAACAGTCGCTCCTGTCCTGCTTCCTGGATCTTGACAATTATTTGCTGGTATCTCGGTAGTTCTAGGTCTTTCATGCTGCTACCTCCTGGCCTTCGATCGGCGCCTGTGCGTCAAGGGCTCCGAATTTCTGTTGGTAGATCTGGAGCATTTGCCCGAATTGTGCGACTTGCTGCTCCAGGTTGGTGATCGTGCTCATTTGATCCTCGGTATAGACGA